TGCTCGTGTCCCGCTCGCCGTTGTACATGTTCGCGAAGCGTTCGGCGCACGTCTTCGAGATCGAGTAGCCGTTGTCCATCCAGTGGTTCCCCACCGCGGCGAGCGCGGCCGGGACCCGGTACTGGGCGACCGCCTCGAACACGTTGAGGCTGCCGAGGACGTTCGTCTCGGCGGCGGGACGCGGGTTCGCGATCGTCTCCTGGGTGCCGAGTACCGCGGCGAGATGGATCACCCCGTCGGCGTGGGCGACCGCCTCGGTCACCGCGACCGGGTCGCGAACGTCGCCGAGGATCAGCTCGCAGCCCTGCGGGGGGCGGCGCACATGCCGGTCGAAGATCACCGGGGTCATCCCCCGGGCGAGGAGCTCGGCGACCACATGGGAGCCGATGAACCCCGAACCGCCGGTCACGAGCACGTTCATGGAGCCTCCAGGCAGGCCAGGGCCGGGTCGATGTCCCAGCCGTGCATCTCCACAGTCCGGTTCCCCCAGGTGCTGCGCCCGTGCCCCGCATGCTCGGCGAGGTTCAGCTGCGCGACCCGGTAGCCGGCGTCGGTGATGCGCTGGCAGGTGGGCACGTCACCCCAGCCTTGGATGCGATCTGGGACCGGCCCGATGCGGGGCCAGTCACCGGCACGGAACGACCATGACGCCGCCCCGGTCGAAGCCCGGATCAGACCCGGGACACCGCCGCAGACGACCCGGCCGTGGATCTCGTTCCACGAGAACACCGGCTCCACATGGCAGCCGGTCAACAGCACGTCGTCGGGCGCGGCGGACCACCAGGCGCGGAGCTGCTCGGCCCAGCCGGGCAGCCATCGCATGTCGTCATCGGAGAGGACGCACAGGTCTGCGTCGGTTCCGATCGCGACACGCGCACACAGGTTCGTGCCGTGCCCGCAGGTTGTCAGCCGGTCCTTGGAGACGTAACCGCCGAGGTCGGCGACCAGCTCGTCGGTCGAGTCGGTCGACCCGTTGTCGACCGGGATGACCCGCACCCCCTCGACGTGCAGCGACTCCCACGTCTGCCAGAACAGGTCGAGGCGGTCGTGGGCGTGGAGGTTGTGGCACAGGACCGCGGCGGTGATGTTCACAGCCGGATCGGCGCCGTCGACGGCAACAACCCCTCGAGCGTCTCGAGCGCCGGCTGCCAGTAGGTGGTGTACACATGGTCGGCGTCGTAGCCGAGGGCGAACTCGCGGCACGCCGGGCCGATCTCGACCAGGTGGTCACGATGCTCGGCCGCATGAACAAGCGCCTCGGCGATGTCGTCGATCAGCGGCGTCGCCCTGTAGGCGAGCTGGGCGGGATCCCACCGGGGCTGCCAGGCGGTCGCGTAGCCGGGCCCGACGAGCTCGGCCTGGGCGGAGAAGTTCGTGACGATCACCGGCGTGCCGCAGGCTTGCGCCTCGACCGTCGGGATCCCGAACCCTTCACCCATGCTCGGGAACAACAGGACGTCGAACGCCGAGTACAGGTTCGCGAGCTCGGCCTGGCCGATCAGCCCGTTGCGGTACCGGTACCCGTCGACGAACAGGAGGTTCTCGGTCGGGATCCCCACCCCGGTCGCCAACGCCACCAGGTCGAGGCCGCCGAGCGCACCACGGTTCTCCGCATGGATGTACAACAAGGCGTCCGGATGCGAATGCAGCAGACGGCGGAACGCCATCAACGCCTCGGGGTACGCCTTGCGGCACGGCTCGAGCGAGTTGTTGGTCGAGACCATCCCGACGAGGAACACGTCCTCGGGGATGCCGAACAGGGCCTTCGCGTCGGGCACCGGGGCGAACACCGTCGTGTCGATCCCGTGCGGGACGTACAGCGGGTCGAGGCCGTCGGCGGCGAGCTGACGGCGACCGAAGTCGCTCATCGCGATCGGCACCGAACCGGTCTCGGCGAAATGGCGGGCCACCAGCCGCGGCGCCGGCGCATGGTCGATCGGCACCCAGCCGGCCATCGTCATCTCTCGGTAAGCGGGATGCTCGAGGGTCCACACGTCGTAGAGCGTGACGAGCAGGCCGGGCTCCCCGTCGAACCAGTGGGTCGCATGTGCAGCGATCACGTCGTTCGACCAGTTCGACCCCGAGGGGTAGACCCGGATCCCCTCCCAGTCGCGCACCCCACCCTGCAGGCCGTAGTTCGCGATGACCGCCACGTCATGGCCGTCGGCGACCAGGCGGGGCAGGACCTGGGCGGTCTGCTGCCCGTAGCCCGTCGGCGCCCACGGGGCGTTCGACATCCAGGCGATCTTCATCGGGTTTCCGCCTGGGCGGTCACCCGGGTCTCCTTCGCCGGTCGGCCCGGCTTGCGGCGGGTCACCACGACGAAGCAGTCGCCGGTCTGGACGACCGACACGATCTCCTCGCGGGTCTCGAGCTTGCGCACCGAGGCGGCGAGCTGCTCGGACGCAGGCGAGTGCGCGTCGACAGAGATGATGTGAGCAGGCACGGTGCTCCTTTGGGAGTGGTCGGGGGGCCGCCGCCCGTGCCAGCGGCGAACCCCCGAACCACAACGGTCGGCACGGAGAGGGTCCGGGGCGGGCCGGGGATCGCCCAGCCCGCCCCGGGATGGATCAGCTGGTCGGGGCCTTGAGGAACTTGACGTGCCCGTCCACACCGCCGACGTAGTCGCCGTCGGTCCGCAGGATCGTGCGGAACGTGACGAGGTCGGACGAGAAGGCGAAGTCGTCGGACCGCTCGAAGCGGACGCTGGCGACGTCACGGATGTAGTACGAGCTGAAGTTCCCGAACGCCATGTGGGTCCCGCCGGCGGTCGCGAAGGCGGCCACGTTGGGGTCGAGGACCATCGGGTAGCCCATCAGCCGGTCGGGCTCGCCTGCGGTCAGCGTCGGCTCCCACAGCGGCCGGCCCGTCGTGTCGGTGATCCGACGGATCTTCGCCGCGTTGGTGTCGAGCGTGAACCAGTAGGCGCCGAGCGCCCGAGCCTGCGGGTTGACCGAGTAGACCAGGTCGACGAGGTTCCCGTAGGAGGGGACACCCGTGCTCGCGGTCTGGGCGGTCGCGCCGACAGCCTGGGTCGTCATGATGCCCTTCGGCTTGTTCGAGCCCGAGCCGGTGACGTAGTCGGTGTCGGTGATGCGGGCGATCGCCTGGGCGGTGTCCCGGGCGATGAAGCCGAGCATGTCGATGCCGGTGTCGGTCAGGAGCTCGTTGCTCACCTGGGTGAGCACGCCGTACTTCCAGGCGTTCAGGGTCGCCTGGCCGAACGTCGCGTCGACCTCGCCGATCGCGGTGCCCTCACCCCGGATCGCGGCCGTGGAACGGGTCGCGACGTTGGGGATCTCAAGGGCCTCACCCGACTGGGTGGTGAGCACCGTGACGTTCAGGTTCCGGGCGCCGGTGTAGAACTCGACGTACTCGACGAGCTGACGCTGGAACGACGTCGGGACGGTGTTGCCGCCGAGAGCGTCGGTGTCCGACACCAGGTCACGCAGCTCGCGTGCGCCAACTCCGGAACGGATGAGACGCTTCTCGCGCCACGCCGGGCCGAGGTCGATGTCGATCGAGCGGGTCTCACCGCGCAGGAAGCGGGTCATGTCGTCGACCTGCTTCTCGGTGCGGCGGGCCTGCTCGGCCTCCACGATGACCGGCTCGTAGGCGGCCCGAGCCTTGTCGGCCTCGCGCTCACGCTGCTCGATGTCGAGGAACGACCGGATCTGGGCGTCCTTCTCGTCGATGTCCCGGTTGATGGTGTCCCACTTGGCCTGCTCCTCGCCGGTCAGCTCGCGCGCCTCGCGCTCCGCGACCTCGAGCAGCTCCTTGGCCTCGTGCCACGCCCGCTGACGCGAGTCGCGCAGCTGGTTGAGGTAGTTCTGCATGGTTGGTCCTTTGTCTCTGTGCCGGTGGCACATGACGGATGGGGGAGTGCCTGGTGCGTTGCGCGCGGCCAGACGGTGGGTGGTGCTGAGAACCGGGTCCGGCCGGTGCGTGTCGCGCGGCCGGCGGAACCCGGGGCGGGTGGCGGCACGGGGCCACCCGAGAACTAGGTGTACGTGTCGAGGATGCGGCGGGTCCACGAGATCGCCGGGTCGCCACCCCACGCGGCCCACGCCACCCGGCCGGGCGACGGGTAGCCGGGCTCACCCGGCGAGAACCCTTCGCCCTGCTTGTCGGCCTCGTGGCGGGCCAGATAGGAGGCGATCCGCCGGATCGTGTCCAAGCTCACCGGGTCGCCGTTCGCGAGCTGCGACGCCCGCCGCCGACCCACCGCGGTGAAGCCCCCACCGGCCTGCCCGTCGGCGATCCACGCCAACGCCCGACGCGCCTCCACGCGCACCCCCTCGGGGGGACGCCACGGCTCCCGGGCCTCTAGGGGCACGGCGGCTGGCGGCGGCTCAGGAGCACCAGGCGGCGCGACCGCACCCCGACGAGCTCGGCGGGGATCAGCCAGAACTTGCACACCGCACCGGGGGCGATCTCACCCGAGACGATCTCGCAGGCTTGCGGGCCCTCGTAGAACCAGCAGTTCGAGCACACCATCCCCTCGGCGGCGAACGGCGACTCGGCCACATAGTGGGCGCCGTCCGGGCCGATGCCCTGGTCCCACTTGCCGAACAGGTCGGCGATCTCCTCGAACGTCTCGTAAAGGACCTGCTGGCGGGGAGACGCCATGTACTCCGAGTCTTCGAGGCTCATGCGTGCGGGCTCCGCTCCCGGGCCATCAGCTGGTGGCGCAACGCGACCAGCCCCGACGGGGTGACCTCGGCGACCTCGACGACCTCGACCAGGACCGGTTCGGCCTCGACCTCGACCTCGCCGGGGAGGCGACCCGACCGGATCGCGTCGACGAGGACCTCGGGGCGGACCCCGGTCTTGCCGGCCAGATGCTCGACCGCCCGCACTGCGACCTCGGTGTCGAGGTAGGCGGGGAACGTCACCGGGGACACGTCACCGTTGTGGAGGCTCACCTCACGCAGGGTGCGCAGCGGGTAGCCGTCGTCGGTGCGGTCCCAGAAGTCCTCGATCACCCGGAAGCCGAAGCTCGACTGGGTGACGTCACCCCGCTCGATCGACACCATCAGGTCCCGGCCGTACGAGGTGTCGGGCAGCTTCACGTCGTAGGCGAGGCCCCGGTCGTCCTCCTCCATGTACAGCGTCCCCGACTTCGAGCGGCCGAGGATCAGCGACGGGTCGTGGTTGAACAGGGCCCTGACGTCGGCTTCGCCGAGCGTCTTGCGGAACGCGCCCGGCGCGATCCGCTCCACGAACCCGCCCAGGTCCTGCGACAGCCGGTTGAACACCGCGGCATGCCCGGCGATACGGAACCCGTCACCCTCGGCGCGAGCCTCGAAGTCAGTCGTGTAATAGCGACGTTCGGTCGGACGCATCAGTCCTCGATTCCGGTGGCCGGCGCCCCTGACGGCCGCAACTTGTCAGTCATCTGGCAGTGATCGCATCGCATCGTCGGGCGACGGCGCCTCCGGGTCGGCCGGCGCCGTGTTGATCGGGTCCAGGTTCTCCCAGGCCCGCACCTCGTTCACCTCGAGGAACCCGGTCTCGATCCCCGTCTTGTACGACTCGTACCGGTCCCGCAACGCCGAACGCAGGAACGCGTCGAGATTGAACTTCGCGAACTGCGGCCGGGGCAGCAACCTCGACAGGGCGCCCTCGAGCCGGACGATCCACGGCATGAACGTGAACCGTGTGACATCGGTCCCCAGCTGCTCAGTGTTGGCGTACGTCATCGACGAGCCGCCCATCGGCGTGAACGGATGCTGCAACCCGAACAGCCGGTAGATCTGCTCGTCGTTGTAGCGGCGGGTCTCCAAGAACTGCGACTGCTCCGGGGTGATCGCGATCGGCGTATACGCCGCCCCGCCGGTCAACACCGCCGGCAGGTTCGACCGGTTCACCCCACCATGCGCAGCCCGCCACGACTGGGCGAGCTCCTTCGCCTGCTCCGGAGTCACGATCCCCGGCGACGTGATCACCCCCGACGGCATCGCCCCCTGAGCGAAGAACTTCGAACCGAACGTCTGGGTCGCCAACCCTAGGCCGATCGCATCCCGGGCCGCGGAGATCGGGTCGACCCCGACCTTCGAGCCGGGGAACAACATCGCCGGGATGTGCACCAGCTCGCCGTCGAACCGCTGCCCCTGGATCCGGAACGCCTTACGCATCCCGTTCGCCTCGACCTGCACCATGTCCGGATGCAAGGTCCAAAGCTCGGTGATCTGCCCGCCGTCATTACGCACGACAAGCCAGTAGGCGTTGCCCCGCAACAAGAGGCTCACGATCGTCTGCACCAAGAACGCGACCCGGTCCGTGTCCACGTTCGGCTGGTCGATCCACACCGGCGTCGGGATCGACTGGGTCTCCCCACCCCGCCCCCGATACACATCCACCGGCAACATCGCGATCGAATCCGAGATCACCCGCACACACGAGAACACCGCGAGGAGCTGCATCGACGAGTGCTCGTCGACCCGCACCCCCGCCGACGAACCCGGCGCCAGGTCCAGATCGTCGCCACGACCCCACGCCGCCAAAGCCGGGTCGCGGATCGCTCGACGCTCAAACAGGTTCGCGAGCATTCCGTCTCCTGTCGGCCTCGAGGCTGACACCCAACGCGACCAGCGCCACGCCGGCCACGACCGCCCCGAGCCACGGGGCCAACATCCAGAACCCGGCCGACATCACCGCCAGGCCGAGGACTTGCAGCACGGTATGGATCACAAGGCCCCCAGGTTGATGATCTGCGGCGACTGGCGTTGTTCCGGCATCGTCGCCGCCGCCTGATAGGCCAACACCACACCGACGGCCCGGTCGATCTTGCGGGTGTCGGCCTTGACGATCACGAACTTGGTGCGGCCGTCGCCGTCATCGTCGGCGATACGAACCTTCTTGCGGGCACACGCGGCGACCGACTCCGACGCGGTCGCGTCGTGGGTCAGCTCACGTTCCCGGACCGCGGTCGCCCACCGGTCACACGCCGGCGCGAACCGGCGCGCCTGGTTCGTGTCGAACGCCAGCACCCGGTCCTCGCCGAACTCGGCGGCCCACGACTCAATCTCCGAATACCACTTCGCCGGGTCGCACAACATCAGCCCGACATCCCACGTCGCGAACGCGTGGCGTACCGTCTCGTGCACCTCGAGGCGCGGCACCCGCCACACCTCCGCCCACGCCGGCCGTTCCCACGCGCCGATCTCGAACACGAACCCGTCCCGGGTACAGCCGTACAGGACCGTCGCATCGTCCGAGATCGACCCGTCGAACCCGATGCCGATCTGCTCACCCGCGGGGACTTCCCGTTCGACACGCAGCTCATGCCACGTCTGCATGTCGACCGGGCATTCCCCGCCGGTCGTCAACTGGTTCAGGTAGAAGCGTCGGGCGTCGTCCGGGTCGGTGCCCGGGTCGGCGATCTCCGACGCGATCCGTTCCAGATCCACCCATCGGGCCGCATCGCCATAGGCGATCTTCAGCGCCTCGAGGACCGCAGGACGGTCGGCGAGATCCCCGACCGCGGGCGCCTCGACCGCCTCGTACAACAAGCCGGGCGCGCCGGTCACATGCGCAGCGAGGGACCGTTCCGCCACCGAGTCCTCACCGACGAGATGCGCGTTGGTCGACTCGAACGTGCGGCCGGCCATCTTCGACGCGTTGCGGCGGATCGTCGCGGCGAGCTTGTGACCCCCGTTGCGGCGAGTCCACAGGTGCGTCTCGTCCA